TACTGTTTACATGGGCTTATATACATCTGATCCTACTGACGCTAACACTGGTACTGAGGTATCTGGTGGTTCTTACGCACGAGTAGCTGTAACGATGGGTGCGCCTAGTAACGGTGTATCTACGAACAGTGCTGCGATTGAGTTTGCACAGGCTTCTGGTTCATGGGGTACAGTTGGTTGGATCGGTATTCTTGACGCTTCTACTAGCGGTAACTTGCTATATCACAGCCCATTAGATGTATCTAAAACTATATCTTCTGGTGATATCTTTAAGATAGCTATAGGTAGCCTTAGTGTAACTCTGGCATAAGGAGTAAGCGATGGCACTAGTTGTAGCGGATCGTGTTAAAGAAACATCTACCACTGCTGGCACTGGTACGCTAACTCTAGCTGGTGCTAGTGCAGGGTTTCAATCCTTTGCTGTAATTGGTAATGGCAATACTACTTACTACTCTATCGTAGACCCTACGGCTGGAACTTGGGAAGTAGGTATCGGTACTTACACATCTTCAGGCACTACTTTATCTCGTGATACGGTCTTGTCTAACAGTTCTGGCAATACTTCTCCTATCTCTTTTGCTGCTAATAGCAAGGATGTATTCTCTACATATCCTGCCACTAAGGCTGTATATGAGGACTCGTTAAATACAGCGTATTCAGAACAGTTAGCTGCGTCTAATGGCTTTGTAATCAACAAGCAAAGTGTAGCTACAAGTTACTCAGTTCCTAGCGGATACTCTGCTATGAGTGCTGGCCCTATTACATTACCTAACGGTATTAGCGTAACTGTACCTAACGGTTCCAGATGGGTGGTTCTGTAGATGTTTGGCTTTTCAGCATACTCAGAGAATCCGTATTCAGCCGTTGGCGGTGCTGGTATTTTATTTGGTGCTGCTAGTGTAAATGGCGTAGCTACGGTAACAGCTAACGGTGGATATTTATTATCTGGCTCTGCTGCTATTGATGCTTTAGCTACTGTATCTGCTTCTGCAATTCTTATCCAGAGTGGTGCTGCATCTATATTAGGAATAGCTACTGTAACTGCAAACGGTGGCTTAGTAATTAACGCAATAGCATCTATTGATGGAACTGCAACTGTAACGGCTGACGGTAGTCGTATCACATTTGCTTCAGGATCAATTGATGGAGTAGCTACGGTTACGGCAGACGGGATTAGGATACAGACTGCAATAGCTGACATATTAGGCGAGGCTACTGTAACCTCATTAGGTGGCGTAGAGTACAGCGCAAATGCTTCAATTGAGGCGAATGCAGATATTGTATGTATGCCAATAATGATATGGGATGGTGATTCTAATATATTGGTTAACGCTACTTTGATAGTAGATGCTAATGTTATAGGTGATGAGTGGGATAACGTAACAGAAGGGTCAAATACTTGGACTGTTATTTCTGCTAATGACAATATATGGACTGAGGTAGTTGGTCAATCTAATACTTGGGTAAGGCAATAACGATGGCTAAACAACGCATATTGTTCGGTGAATGGCTACCAGATCAGCCTGGAGTTACAGGGGCTTTATCTGATGCGGTTAACTGTTATCCAGTTACTAATGGATACGCTCCGATATTAAGTGAGGCTGATTATTCTAATGCTGCGGCAGCAGATTTATTAGTATCGTTTGCAGGTAAAACAGCAGGGATTGTGTCGTTATTTGGTGGCTCTGCTACAAATTTGTACAAATTTACTCCTGGTACTCGTGCTATGGCTGCATTAACCACTACTGGATACAGTACGGTTGAGTATTGGGACACTGTTCAGTATGGCGAAAAGATGATTATGGCTAACGGTACTAGCAAGTTACAACAGTACACGCTAAATGTATCTACTTACGCTACTGATTTAGCTGCTGCTGCTCCTACTGCTAAGTTTGTGACGGTGGTTAAGGACTTTGTGGTCGCTGCTAACGTAGCTGGCGAAGAAAATAAGGTCTATTGGTCTGACATTAACGATGAAACGGATTGGACTCCTGGTCTTGCTAGTCAATCTGACTCTCAAGTCATGCCTGACGGTGGTGATATCACAGGTTTGGCTGGTGGCGAATACGGATTAGTGTTTTTAGAACGTGCTATCTACCGTATGTCTTATGCAGGTAGCCCGTATTTCTTCCAATTTGACGCAATTACTAGAAGTTTAGGCTGCATATCGCCTGGTTCAGTCATAAATTACAGTGGTTTAACATATTTCCTAGCTGACGATGGTTTTTACGTCTGTGATGGGCAATCTGCTAAACCTATTGGTGCAGAAAAGATAGACAGATGGTTCTTTGATCGAGTTAATGCAGTAGATTTAAAGAATGGAATTTCCTCAGCAGTTGATCCTGAGAAACGAATCATTATGTGGTTGTTTCCTAATCAATCAGCTACAAATACGTTGCTTATTTACAACATATTGTTAGGCAAGTGGTCGTATGCAGAGACTACTGCTGACAGTATTTCTTCTGCTATAACTCCATCGGTAACGCTAGAGGATTTAGATAACTTTAGTGCAAGTATTGATGCGCTAACGATCTCTCTTGACGATAGACAGTGGACAGGCGGTCAATTACTGTTAGCTGGCACTCAGGGAGCGAAGATTGTTACGTTTAGCGGTGCTTACAAACAGGCTGCACTAACAAGTGGTGACTTAGATGTAGGTCGATCTGTAGTCACATTAGCTCGTCCTATTGTGGATGATGGTAGTGGCTCTGTAGCGGTAGCAAGTCGTGAGTTATTGGATGACGCTATTACGTTTGGAACTGCCTCTGTAGCTGATTCAGAGGGTCGCTGTGGGCTTCGTTCTGCTGGTAGGTATCACAGGGTCAAAACTAGTCCTAGTGGCGTATGGAGGACTGCTGTAGCTGTTGAAGTTGACATTAGCGGTCAGGGTACTCGATGACGAGAACAGTCCAGTTTCAGACGTTACCGCCTTTTGGTGGGGATCAGAGGCAAGTTGCTGATGTCGTTCGTGGGATTATGGACGGCAAGACGAATAATTCTGGTTACTTCAATACTACAATTTCAGCGACACAAACAACTCTTTATGATTCAAGAATAGGTTATGATTCAGCGATTATTTTTACGCCTATGAATGATAAAGGAGCTGCTGAGATGGATAAACTTTGGGTAGGAACTAGATCGCAAGGTAGTGCAGTCATTAACCATGCTAGTAACGCTCATTTATGTGAATTTATGTACATAGTGGTGGGTTAATGGAATTTCGACATATTCCAGTAGCAGAAATACGAGGGTGGTGGGCATCAATTAAAGCACCATTGGACAAAATTAAAGGGTATAGCCCAGAGGATTGGATAGTAGAAGATGTCTATGCAGATTTAATCTCTAATAGATCACTTCTATGGGTAGTTTTGAAGGAGCAGAGGTTCGGTGGCTTCTTTATATTGCAGCCATCTGGACTACATCTACACGTTTGGGCGGCTTGGACGTTAGAAAATGATTATCAAATGGTTGAAGATGGGCTAAAATACATAAAAGGCTTGGCAAGTCAAGCTAATGCAAAATATGTAACTTTCAGTAGCCATCGACAAGGTTGGCAACGTAGGGCTAAGAAGCTAGGCTTCAAGCCTAAACAGTGGATTTGCGAGATTTGAGGGGTACGATATGGGCGGAGGCGGAGGCGGGTCAAGCACGACTAGCGGGATTGATGAGAGCATTAAGCCGTATGTAACATATGGTCTTGAGGAAGCTAAACGTCAGTATCAAGCACCTGGAGCGCAATTCTTTCCTGGTCAGACTTATGTCTCTCCTAGCGAGGCTACTCAGGCTGCATTACAGGCTGCTCAAACTAGAGCTATGTCAGGCTCTCCAATTCAGCAAGCGGCACAGCAAGAGTATCTATCAACAGTTCAAGGTAGAGGCGTTAATCCATTCCTAGAGGGTGCGTTATCAGGCGTTAATCGTCAAGCTACAGAGGCTTATACTCGTGGCGTACAAGGTATTCAGTCTAACGCTGCGTCTAAGGGTCGTTATGGTTCTGGTGCAATGGGTCAGCAGGTAGGTCAAGCTCAGGACATATTCGGTCGTAACCTAGCGGAACAAGCAGGTCAATTAGCTTATAGTTCTGCTGAAGCTGAACGTGGCAGACAGATGCAAGCTGTAGCTGGTGCGCCAGCTTTTGCTCAGTCTGATTACCAAGACATTCAGAAGTTACTAACGGCAGGTCAAGGTCAAGAATCGTATCAGCAGAAAGCTCTGCAAGATGCTATTAACCGTTATAACTACGAGCAAACTCTGCCACAGCAGAAGCTACAACAATTCACGAATCTATTCACTAGCGTACCTTCTGGCGGTACTAGTACGACTACACAATCAGGAGGCAAATAATGGCTGATCCGATAATCACTCCTCAGTTATTGGCTGCTGGTGGTGCTGCTATTGGTGCATTAAGTAAGCCTAGAAATCCGTTACAAGGTGCTTTGCTTGGCGGTATCGCAGGATATTCAGGTGGCACTGCTTTAGGATTTGGTGCGCCAGCTGCTACTACTGCTGGTGCTGCTACTACTGCGGCTGGAACTACTGCTGAACTAAATGCTTTAGCTGCTGCAACAAAAGCTCAACCTGCTTTATCTTATGGTGCAAATAATTTACTTGCTCCTGTTGCTACAAATGCAAATGCTGCCGGATTAAGTTTTGCAGGTAGATCTGCTATGGATCCTACTATGCTTAACGTTACAAATGCGGCTCCATCTTTTGCTGAAAAAATAGGTATGGCTGGTAAGTCTGCTTACGAAAATCCAATGATGACAGCTCAAGCATTGAGCGCAACTAATAGTTTATTAACGCCAGAACAAATGCCATCTGCTCCTTCTGTTCCTATTCAAGCTAGAGGTCAGTTAAGACCTTTTAACCCAATGGAATCAATGGATCCATACAGACAATCAGTAATTAGCAATCAACCGATTTCACTATTAGGGTGATATATGGCAATTGAAGATTTAACACCGTTCGGTACAGCTCCTAAATTCTATCAAGGATTATTGGGTGCTGAAGAAACTGCTGCATTGCAAAAGAAAGCTCAGATACAGGGTTTGTTAGGTGCTGGTCTTGCATTGGCTAAAGGCATGAGTTCGTATGGCCCACCACGTTCAGCATTGCAAAACATTCTAGGTTCGGTAGCGGGTGGATTTGAGAGCGCAGGTGGAACTTATCAGCAAGGCTTACAGAACTATCAGACTCAGCAGCAATTAGAGCAGTTAAAGATAAAGCAGCAGCAAACTAGAAATCAGATGGTTGGTATTGCTAACGCTAAAACTAAGTATCCTGATTTAGCTCCATTGGCTGACATTGATCCACAAGAGTTCGTTAAAGCAGTAGCAGCTAGAGAAGAAACTAATCGTGCTAGAGAACGTATGTCTAGTTACGAGCAGATTGGTGCGCCTCAAAATGTACCATCTCAGCAACAAGTATCTCCTGCTGTAGAGGCTCCAAGTATTAAATTATATGGCGATATGACTGAGATGCCACAAAACGTTATAACTCCGCAGCAAGCTCCTCAGCAGCAATTAAGTCAGTTAGAGCAGAACAAGCAACAAGCTGCTTTATTTCGTGAAAAACAACGTGCAGCATTGTTAAACAAAGATACAGAAGCAGCTAAATACTTTGGCGATATGGCTGAACAGTTATATCCTAAAGCTAGTTTTATGCGTGTTGATAATAAGATTATATCTACGGCAGACTTTAAGCCTGTTTTTGAAGGTGCTGCTAAACCAGAGGAATTTACAGGTAACTTAGGTAACTTATCTTTGAGATACTTTAAAACTAAAGATCCATCTAAATTAGATGATAACCAATTAAAGTTCTTAGATGATAAAGCAAGAGAATTAGGTATTGGTGAAGGTCAAAAAGTAGTTACTAATGTTTATACTGGTCAGTTAGAAAAACCAAATAAATCTGAAGTTCAAAAGCAGCAGTTAAATACTGGCGATCAAATTGCTCGCCTAAACAATATTCAGTTCTCTTATCGTCCTGAGTTTTTAAATATTAAATTTAGAGCAGGTCAAGAATGGAATAGTTTAAAGGATAAATTCAGTAATTTACCAGCAGCAGAAAAAGCAACTTTATCTGCTTATTCAACATATAAACAAAATGCAACTCAAAACCTGAACTTAACTATTAAAGAGATAACTGGTGCAGCAATGAGTGACGCTGAAGCTGGAAGAATTATATCTACTTTGCCTAATGCAGGTACTGGAATTTTTGACGGTGATAGCCCTACTCAATTTGAGTCAAAATTAAATAACGGCATACAGCAAACAAAATACGCTTTAGCTCGTAAGCAATACGCATTAAAAAATGGTTTGAACTGGCAAGATACTCCATTAGATCAGATGCCAGCAATAGTTAATAAACGTGCAGCAGATATAGCAAAACAATACAAATTAGATCCAAATAAACCAGCAGATAGAAATACAATTAAGACTCAATTAGCGGCTGAATTTGGTATAGCATTTTAAGGAATAACATGGCAGAGACAGTAGATTTTGCTAGTGAGTTGTTTTCAACTAGACCACCAGTTGATAAAACAGCTACAGAAAAGCCGCAATCAGTTGACTTTGCTTCTGAGTTGTTTGCTCCTGCTATTCCTAAACAGGGTGCTAAAGCTCCTAGAAACATACCACCTAAAGCTATAGCAGAACCATCTCGTGCTGCTAGTGTATCTACATCGTTTATGGGTGGTATTCCAACTGAGAAGCAAGCAGCAATTAACTACTTTGCTAAAGCTCGTGGTATCTCTCCAGATAGATATGCTGTTATTGGTGGCGATATAGCGTATCAAGCAGATGATGGTAAGTTCTATAAGGAAGTAGTCGGTATTCCTTCAAGAATGGCTTATAACGCTCCAGATGTAGCCGAGATGGTTCCTGATGTTGCTACTGGTATTTTATCTGCTCCATTGTTATTAGCTGGCCCTCCTGGCGTTGCTGGTGCAGTTGGATTAACTAGCGGTGTATCTGCTTTAAGTAATTATGTCCGTCAAAAGATAGCAGGTGCTACAGCAGGTCAAGAGGTTAATCCTTATGAAGTTGGTATATCAGGCGGGCTATCGTTATTAGGTACTGCTGCACCAGTAGGAGTTAAGGCGTTTAAAGAACGCAGATTAGCTCGTGATATAGCTCAGATTAATCCTGCTGAGACTGCTGCATTACGTCAGCAAGCGAGTAAGTACGGTATTCCTTTAACTGGTGCTGAGTTAAGTAACTTGCCATCGCTAAAGAGTACACAGAAAGTATTAGGAAATGTTCCAGAATCATCTGCACAGATGGAGAAGTTCTATCGTGAGCGTGAGAAGAAGGTGCAGTCTGCTGTTGATGACTACCTAAGTAGTTTATCTAAAGTAGAGGATGCTTCAGTAGCTGGTAATCGTGGGTTACAGGCACTAGAAGCTCAAAGACAAAAGTTAATAGAAACTCGTGACGCTGCAACAGATCCAATTTATACACAGGCTTTTGAGGCTTCCGTTCCTGTAAATACGCAGCCAGTTTTAGATAGCATAGATAATCTTCTTAAAACTCAGCCTCCTACTGGTACTGCTGCTAAATATTTAACTAGGGTAAGGTCTTTATTAGTTAAGCCAGATATTGATGAAGCTGGTAATCCATTAAAAACAATGGGATATGAAGATAGATTGCCTAATTTACAAAATGCAAAATTTGAAATTGATGCAATGTTTAAAGAGGATGCTTTTACTTCTTTAGATAAAAGTATTCAAGGTAAATTAACGAGCATTAAAAATAATCTATTAGATAAAATGAGCGCAGAAAATCCTGCGT